ATAGAACAGCTGATCGCAGACATATCAACTCCAGTCACATCGCTTGCCACCACTGGGCGTCCATCAGTCGGCGGACATGGATCTACACCAGGCGATCCGACGGCACGTAAGGCAATACGAATCACTGATCTGAAACAGCAGCGGCATGAGCTGTACACAGAGGCTGATCGGATCTTGAATGCTGCCAGGATGATTCCTGATGAAAAGGTGCGGGCATGCTGCCTGTGCCACTACATCTATGGCCTCAGCTGGAAGCAGACATCAATAGCTGTGTGCGATTCAGAACACCGCGAGGCTGCATACGGATTGGTGAACAGGTACTTTACTTCCATTCACACATGATGCTAAAATGTGTATGATGGAATGGTAAGGATCAGACAGAGATTGCCTGGTCCTTTTCTATTCCCATGGCGGTGTGATCACACCTCCTGTGATACCAGACCACGCACCGCCATTTATTTGTTATTGATACCCCGGGGCATATGTTTAATACCCCGGTCTCATCTGAATACCGGGGGTATGCAATTGATACCGGGGGGCATGTGATATACCTAGGGCGCATATGCAATACCCGAGCGGCTATGCAGTAAGTCCGATACTATTCGTCAGCGTGACAGGTGGTGATGTGATATAGCAGCATCAAACAAAACAAATCCGCGTTATGCGAATGGTAATCTGCGGCGCAAGTACAGGGCACGGATGAAAACTATTGGTGCTGAGTGTGGAATCTGCCATGGCAAGCTTGGACCGATTCATTACAACGAGCCGTCTGATGCTGCTCATCCACTATCGTTTGTGATCGATGAAATTCATCCAGTGTCCAAGTACTATCTGTTCGGTTACAGATCGAAGCGTGAAGCAGCTGAAGACTGGAACAACCTTCAGCCAGCGCATCGATGCTGCAATGCGATGAAGTCGGACCGGCTGAATTTCAGTATCGATGAGAAAAAAATCCTGCCTAAGCCAGTAAAAAAAGACGGCGATTGGTGACAATTGCTTGACCCAGGGGGATGGACCCTGGGGGAGGCCTTGGCGCGCTCGGTCGCCGTCAGCGCCTATTTACACACAAGGAGTTTTTAACGGAGATGGCATACAGAAAATTGGCAGTTGCGAATCGATCTGGTACAAGGCTGGACAAACTGAAAACACTCTCGAATGAGCTGGCAAAATGCATTGATGATATGGTCAAAGCTGATGGATCGGACAAACAGCTGGCACCAGTTGTCAAGCAATATCGGGAAACGATCAAAGAAATTGAGGAACTGGAAGGCACAAAGGATGATACGGACGAAATCAGCAAGATCTTACAGAAACGATCAGATGATGGGAAGCCAGGTGCCGTCCGTAAGGATCGCTCCTAAATACGCATATTCAGACAGTCACGATGCTGAGCTAATTCTTCAGACAGCTGGCGTTGTGCTGGATGAATGGCAGTCAGATATCCTGTGTGATTGGATGGGACGTTCTGAATCAGGACGGTGGTCAGCCACAACATGCGGCGGATCAGTGCCACGGCAGAACGGAAAAACACTGTTGCTGCAGGTGCGGATGATTGCCGGCATGGTAATGTTCAACGAACAGGTTGTCTACACTTCACATCTGCAGAAAACATCCACAGAAACGTTCAATGAAATGCGGGACATATTCGATGCCCCATCGCTGAAGAAATATGTCAAAGAAGTAAAGACAGCACTTGGACGGGAAGAAATTATTCTGAAGTCTGGTGCAAAGGTTAAATTTCTTGCACGTACTAGGAATGGAGGCAGAGGTCAGCATGGCGATCTGCTGGTGATTGATGAGGCACAGGAAATTGACAGCACAGCCCAGGCATCTTTCCTCCCAGCAATTTCTGCCAGCTTGAATCCTCAGACTATATACGTAGGTACTCCGCCGGACCCGTCAGTGACAGCAACGGTATTCAAAGAAATCCGCAGGAGAGTCCTTCAGCATCACTCCAAGAAAACGGCGTGGTTTGAATATTCCGTTGATGAGATCGGCGATATTCATAATCCGGATCGCTGGGCGGCAACTAACCCGGCACTTGGAAAGCGGATTCTGTTTTCGACTATTCAGACTGAGTCAGAACAGATGGATGACGATGAGTTTGCCAGAGAACGGCTGGGGTGGTGGAGCGAAGAAACCGAAAATGAAGATCTGGCACTGGATACAGATCGATGGAAGGCATGTGCATCTGAAGAAAAGAAGCCTGAAGGCAAGACGGCCTATGGTGTGAAGTTCTCTGCAGATGCAAAGATGGTTTATTTATGTGGCGCAGTAATACCGGCAGATGGCCCGGCACGGATATCTGTCATTGATATACAGTCGACTGCACGTGGACTGCAGTGGCTTGCGGACTGGCTGAATGCCAGATACCACGATGCATCATGTGTTGTGATTGACGGAAAAAACGGTGTTGATCTGCTGATCGATAAGATCAGCAAAACATGGCGATTGAAGAATTCCGTGATCCGATGTGGATCTAAGGAAATGATAGCTGCTGTCAGTATGATGACGAATGAAGTAAACGAAGGGACGATGACATGGTACAAACTGCAGGATGTACTGAATGAATCGGCGATTACATCAGTTAAGCGAAAGATCGGATCAGGATATGGATTCGGTGGAGATAACTGCGGGCCGATTGAGGCATGTGCGCTTGCGCTGTGGGGCGTAAGAACTTCCAAACGTGATCCACATAGAAAGATGAGGATTGGATGATATGAGTGATGAAACATATTTGAATATTCCAGCCGGATCCGTTGATGGTCTTGATGATCCTGTTGTCATCCAGCAGCTGCAGGATCTGCAGGATGTGTTTAATTATCATCAGAGCAAAAATGAGCTGAAAGAGCGCTATTATGAAGGACATGTGACGCTAGGTGAGGTTAATCTTGGCATTGCACTTCCGGAAGGGTTGAAGCGCTTTGAAATCGGATGCGAATGGGGTGCAAAGGCTGTTGATGTCCTGGCATCACGTTCTATGTTTGATGGCTATGTTTCCAGTAATGGTAATGAAGCAGATGTGATGACCAGAATCATGACGGATAACCGCATGCGTGCCGAGTACATCAAGGCATGCCGTGATGAGCTGAAATTCGGATGTGCCTTTGCTACATTGTCTTCTGATCCAGTGGCAGGATGCAGAATCAGATTCCATTCACCGAGAACAGCTGCAGCGCTGTGGGATGGCAGTAAAGGCAGGATCGGATGCGGGCTTGCAATTATCGATACACGAAAAGATGAATCGGATCATAAGTGGAGGCCATCCATTGTCAATCTGTACACTGACACAGATATCTGGGTGCTGACCAGAGTTGGAAGCAGATGGTATGCAGAACGTCATCAGAACAAGATGGGAAGACCGCTGATGGAACCAATGGTATGGAATGCAACATCATCCAAGCCATTTGGCAGATCAAGGTTAAAATATTCTGTCAGAGGTCTGATTCAGGGATATGTAAGAACGGTTGCACTGGCAACTATCGGCCTTGAATTTGCAGCGGCTCCGCAGAAATATCTGTTGGGCATCACTGATGAACAGTACGATGCAATGATCAGCCAGAAATTTAAGAGTTACATCGGTTCAATGCTTATGACTACCACGAACCCGGATACAGGAGCGGTTCCAAACTTCGGGCAGCTGGCTCAGCAGAGCATTCAGCCACAGGTTGATATGATGCGTGTACTCGCAACGCAGTTCAGCGCTGCCACAGGTCTGTCTGTTACAGATACTGGTGTAATCAATGACGCGAATCCTACATCCAGTAATGCCCTCATTGCACAGACGCAGTCACTGATCACAATGGCTGAGCAGCTGAATGCCGGCAATGGCGATTCACTGACGATGATTGCAAAGATGGCCGAGGCTATTGCCAGAAATGTGACGCTGGATGAGCTGACAGACGATGAGAATGATGTGATTCCACACTTCAAAAATCCGGCAATGCCTTCCATCGCCTCAACAGCTGATGCGGCTGTCAAGATTGCCTCGTGTCGTCCTGATTTTTCTAATACAGATATCTTCCTTGAAATGGTTGGCTTTGATCAGGCAGATATCCGTCGAATCAAGGCACAGGAGCGAAAGACAAGAGGTACAAATGTTCTGATGAATGAAATTCAGACAGGTGAAAACAGTCCATCTGGTAATGATGAGCAGGCCAATGATAATAGCATGTGATTTTGATGGAACAATTCAGGTAACTGACGGTAAATTCAACAGACAGCTTCTGGCATTTCTGACTGCACGGCAGCGATCTGGTGACACGGTGATTCTCTGGACATGCCGCGAAGGGATCCGTCTGCGTGATGCACTGCAGTTCTGCATGGCAAATGGTTTCAGACCAAACTATGTGAATCAGAATTGCCCGGAAGGAATCAGGAGAATGGGACATGACAGCAGAAAGATATTCGCGGACATCTACATTGATGACAAGAATGCGGCGATGAGGTGGTGAAGCAATGGGATATACGATACCAGCCGTTGCATGGAGGCAGTACAAGGACAAGCTCAGACGGATCGACAGCAAAGCCGCCGATTTAATGCAGAAATATGCTGAGGCGCATGGCTTCCAGATTGATGATGAAATGGTCCAGTATGCATATGCCGTGTCAACAAAATACGGCGAGGCTTCCGGGGCGCTGGCTGCTGACATGTATGACAGTATTGCTGAGTACTATATGGAAAACAGCAAATCAGCCAGGAAGATTCCTTATGCTGAAGTGGCTGATCCAGCATCAGAGCAGGATGTTAAAAATGCTTTGTATAGCGCTGAAGCGCAAAACCGAACAAGCGAGATTCCGCAACGGGTCAGCCGATTAGTCAGGCAGTGCGGTGCTGATACCGTCATGAAGAATGCTATCAGAGATAGAGCAGAATGGGCATGGGTGCCCAGCGGAGACACCTGTGCTTTTTGTTTGACGCTGGCATCGAATGGCTGGCAGCCGGCATCCAGGGCTCAGTTAAACGGAAACCACGCACAGCATATTCATAACAATTGCGATTGTACGTTCGCGATCCGGTTTGATAAGGAAACGAATGTTGAAGGGTATGACCCTAAAGTATATCGGCGGATATATGACAGAAATGGCGGAGATATCAACGCGATCAGGAGAGAACTATATGACCCAATACAGAAGGACAAACCTGATATGACAGGCGGAGCAAATAAAAAAGGTGGATAAGGCGATCAGCGATGACCGCTTTTTTCATGGCAACTCGTGCCATTAAAACGAGGTTAACCAGCACTCATAGGAGGAAATAAAATGGCTGACGAAACAACCAAAGCACCGGAAACGGGAAATGAATCACAGACGGCTGCAGAGCCGGAAAAGACGTTCACACAGGATGAAGTCAATCGAATGATTGGCGATCGGCTTGCACGGGAACGGGAAAAGTATTCTGGATATGATGAAATGAAGGAAAAGGCACAGAAGTACGATGAAGCCCAGGAAGCGAATAAGACCGAACTGCAGAAAGCAACAGAGAAGGCTGCTAAGCTGCAGCAGCAGGTTGACGCGATGACAAAGGCTGAGAATCTGAGGCAGATCAGAGAAAAGGTATCTGCTGATACTGGTGTGCCGGCAAATCTTCTGACTGCAGATGATGAGGAGACATGTACAGCACAGGCCAAAGCTATCCTTGAATTTGCAAAACCACAGTCATATCCGAACGTCAGTGACAGCGGAGAAGTACAGCATACTTCTTCAAAATCCGCTGCCCAGCAGTTTGCTGACTGGTTTAATCAGTCATTGAAACATTAATGGAGGATATTTAACATGGCAGACAATTTTACATCTACAAGCTCTATTTCTCTTCCGAAGGATCTTTCTATAGAGATTATTCAGAAGACACAGGAACAGTCTGCAGTAATGCAGCTGGCAAGACAGATCACACTCCCGGCAAGAGGCGAGACAGTGCCGGTAATTACAGCCGATCCGGAACCGGAATGGGTAAACGAGGCTACTGATAAGCCGGTAAAGAAGGGCGCTCTTGCGACAAAGGATATCACACCTTATACACTGGCAGTAATCATGCCGTTCTCCAACCAGTTCAAGGAACAGGCTGAATCTCTTTACAATGTCATGGTATCCAGACTGCCTCTGGCACTTGCCAAGGCTTTTGATGCTACTGTATTCGGTTCAAAGACGGTACCTGGCGAGAACTTCGATACACTGAAGGACTGCACGGGTTATGACATCGAAACAGATACATATACCGGCCTGGTTGATGCTGATGCAGACATCGCAGAGCATGACGGCATTACCAATGGCATCGTTCTTTCTCCTAAGGCCAGAGCAATTCTGCTCAAGGCTGTAGATAAGAATGGCCGCCCGCTGTTTATCAACAACGTTGCTGAAGGCGCAGTACCGATGATCCTCGGTGTAAATACACTGCAGTCTAAAGGTGCTTACGTAGCAACAACACCTGCAACACTTGGCTTTGCTGGTGACTGGACACAGGCTGTTTACGGAACAGTAGCGGGCATGCAGGCGTCTGTATCTGATCAGGCATCCCTGACTTACAATGACGGCTCCAAAGACGTCACAATCAACCTGTGGCAGAGAAACATGTTTGCTGTCCGTTATGAAATCGAGATCGGCTTCAGATGCGATAAGACTGTATTCACCAGACTTGTGAATAAGGCATCGGCGTAATATGAGTACGCTGATGACAAACGGATCCGGCACTAAAGCGCTTGTCGCAGACAACAGAGTTGAAGAATATAAGAAGCTCGGATTTTCGGCTGTTACTGAAGAGGAACCGGAAGTGTCGGAGAAAAAACCGGTGACAAAGAGAAAAACGACAAAGAAGGCAGAGTGATTGATTATGGCAGATTATGCGACTATCGATGATGTTAAAAATGGTTTCCGGGATCTTTCTGAGACAGAAATCAGCAAAGCAATCGCGCTGATCAGTGAGGCTGGTGTCATCATTGACGCATACAATGTTGATGCATCTGCCGATGTTAAAAAGGTCGTGACATGTCGGATGATTCGGCGTGCGGTTGGTGAAGGTGACGGCGCTAATGCATCTCTGCCGATTGGGGCAACACAGGCTTCTATCGGAGCTCTTGGATATTCCCAGTCATGGACATATGGAACCGGATCCTCCGGTGAACTGTATCTGACATCTCTGGAAAAACGCATTCTAGGTGTTGGCAACCGTATTGGATCACATTCACCGCTGGAGGATATAGCTGATGATTAAGGGGATAACTGTTATTCTGCACGAACGGGTTGAAGGTGAGCCTGACCCTCTCAGCAATCCTGTTATTTCTTCAAAAGATGTAACGGTGGAAAATGTTCTTGTTGGATCACCATCAACAGAGCAGATAGTGGAAACGCTGAATTTATACGGCAAACATTTATCCTATCTTCTTGCGATCCCAAAAGGTGATACAAACAAATGGGAAGACGGGACAGTAACGCTGCCTGAACCATTTGCTGGAACCTATCGAGTGATTGGTTATCCAACTGCAGGAATAGAAGAGAATATTCCATTGGCATGGAATAAGCAGATCAGATTGGAGCGTTTTGGATGAGCAATGTAGAAGTAGAGGTAAAACTGAACAGTTCTGGTATCAGAGATTTGCTGAAAAGCGACGGTATCAAAGCTGTACTCAATGAACAGGCAAAAGCGATTGCGTCTGAAGCAGGACATTGTAAAGTCACGCAGGGTGAATTTGCAGAAAGAGCGAAAGTCTATGTCAGACAGAAAGTATCTGAAGAAGACATGGAACAGAACACATTGCTGAAGGCGGTGCATATGAAATGATCGAAGTTAAACTGCTTCAATATCTGAAGTCTCAGATCACTGATGCAGAAGTCTATGGCGAAGTGCCTGCGATTAAACCGGAAAAATATGTTGTTTTCGAGAAAACAGGCTTGTCTGAGAAGAATCACATCAGTATGGCAACAATTGCGATCAGATCTATAGCTCCAACGCTTTATGAATCACTGAAGCTTGATGAAGAAGTACGGCATGCAATGGAGAGCTTCGATACGGTCACTAACATCTCAGGGGTATCACTGAACAGTGATACGAACTGGACAAATACAACAACAAAGGAACACCGTCAGCAGGCGGTGTTTTTGGTTTCTTATATGGAGGACTAAATTATGTCAAATACAGTTTCCAATGTAACAACAGGTAAGCCGAAGAAGACTGGCGCTATCTTCAGAGCGCCTCTTGGTACCAAACTGCCCACAGATGCGTCAACAGCACTTGATGCTGCATTCGTGGCTATGGGGTATGCAGGTGATGATGGCGTAACCAACGGCAATGCGCCTGATACTGACAAGGTGAAAGCCTGGGGCGGCGATACCGTTCTGGTTATTAACAACGGCAAAGAGGATACATTCAAGTTCAATATGATTGAGGCACTGAACCCCGATGTTCTGAAGGCTGTCTACAATTCCGATAATGTTTCCGGTACGCTTGCGGAAGGATTGACAGTGAAGGCTAATAACGATGATGGAGAGCATGGTGCATGGGTCATTGATATGATCCTGCGAGGAAATGTTGCAAAGCGAATCGTTATCCCCGATGCAGTTATCACAGATATGGATGATATCAGCTATACAGATGGTGATCCGACTGGATACAACATCACGCTTACAGCGATGCCTGACGCATCCAATAACACGCATTATGAATACTACAAATCCGCGGTGACTGCATAATGAAAGGCAAGACAACTAACGGATTTGAATTCGATGTGGATCTGTCGAAGTTCGAGGATTATGAGTTCTTCGAAGCCTACACAAAGTGGCTGACAAACGGCATGTATCTTCCAGCTGTGCTTGATGGCCTCCTTGGAGAAGATCAGAAGAAGAGACTGATCGAACATCTGAAGAAGCATGATGGTAAGGCCACAACCAAAGCCATGGCAGCCACACTGACAGAGATCTGCCAGTTGGCTATGACGGAGAACAATTCAGCAAAAAACTGATGATACTGGCGCAGTTCTACGTGAACAACGAGACTGCGCTGGTTTCTGATTTTGCGGAATATTACCACATCTATGATTGGCGCAGTTTGCCACTGAAAACAGCTTCACAGCTGGCGGCAGGACTGCGGCCCTATTCTCGTTCATATATGTATGAAGCAGGTGTTAAGGCCGATCTGACTGACAGCCTGCTGGCATATATACACGATGATCTGCAGGCGTTGATATATCAGCATGCCGGCAAGCATGCAAAGAAACCGGAGTTCATATCTAAAAAGGTCATTTACGGTGAAAAGAAACCAAGTGATGATCTGATTAAGTTTGATTCCGGTGATGATTTCGATAAGGCATGGAAGGAGTTGACACAGAATGGCTGATAAAGGAACCATTGCCACTGCGTATGTGCAGATACTGCCATCCGCAGAGGGCATGCAGGGCAATCTGGAACAGCAGATGAATCCTGCTGCCAGTGCAGCCGGTGAATCGGCCGGAAAAGCTGCTGGATCATCCATGTCATCATCAATCGGCAAGTCTACATCCGATCTGGGCAAAACCATGGAGGATGTCGGCGGCAAGATGACAAAAGGCATCACAGTGCCGCTGACTGGATTAGCAACAGCATCCATAGCAGCGTTCAATCAGGTTGATGCCGGTGCCGATACGATCATTCAAAAGACCGGAGCAAGCGGTAAGGCATTGGATGACATGCAGTCATCCATGAAGAACCTGGCAACCACGATTCCTGTTTCGTTCGAAGATGCAGGTGCTGCTGTTGGTGAGGTCAACACCAGATTTGGAGTAACAGGCCAGCAGTTGGAAGATTTATCTGGTTCGTTTCTGAAGTTTGCACAGCTGAATAATCAGGACGTATCACAGGCCGTTGATCAGACGCAGACAGCAATGGCTGCGTTCAATGTGTCAACAGATAAAGCCGGTGCTGTCCTTGATCTGTTTAACAGTGTAGGCCAGGCAACTGGTATTCCAATGTCTGAACTGGAATCTGCCCTGACATCAAATGCAACAGCATTCCAGGGATTGGGATTGGATATTGATGATTCTGCCAATTTGCTTGGCAAGCTGTCAAAGTCAGGTGTTGATACATCTGTTGTTCTGACTGGTCTGTCCAAGGTCCAGATGAATGCCGCCAAAGATGGCAAGTCAATGTCTGAAGAACTGCAGACAGCACTGTCGGATGAACAGTCTGCCATCGATATCTTCGGGTCCAAGGCTGGCCCTAAACTGTATGAATCGTTTAAAAACGGCACACTCAGTATGGATGATTTCGTTGGTCATACTGGCGGCCTTGAGGATTCATTAGGATCAGTTGCTGATACGTTTGATGCTACACAGGACCCGCTGGACAAGTGGAAGGAGATCATGAATCAGCTGTCCATTGCTGGCTCTGATCTGGCTACTGCAGTTATGCCTGTTCTGACCTCTGTCATGCAGGACGCTGCCGGTGTTGTGTCTGATCTGGCTGACAAATGGAATTCGCTCAGCCCTGGGACACAGGATCTGATTGTCAAACTTGGCCTGATTGCTGTGGCGGCTGGCCCGGTAATCTCTGCCGGTGGCAAGATCATCGGCGGCGTGACCACACTGACATCAGGCATCGGCGGTTTGATTGGCAAATTCAGCGGCGCATCATCAGCATCTTCCAGCCTGTCATCATCTGCGACAACGCTTGGCAGCTCGTCCACAACGGCTGCGGGTGGTGTCGGTACGTTGACACAGAACGCACTTGGATTCATTGCACTTGGCGGTGGAATTGCGCTGGCAGGTGTTGGCATCA